ATGCACCTCACAAGGAACAGGTGGGCGAGGTCGTGGAGTTAAAATTTCTACATCCCACATGAACAAACATAAACGCAGAAGTTATAAAGCGTATAAAGGACAAGGCAGGTAAATAATGACAGATAATGTAAATCATCCACCACACTATAAGAAAGGCTCTGTTGAGTGTATAGACGCAATAGAATCAGCCTTAAGCTTTGAAGAATTTAAAGGTTATTGCAAGGCTGCAGCTATTAAATATATCTGGAGAGAAGATCATAAAGAAGCAAATATACAGGATATAGACAAAGCAATATGGTATCTCACCAGGTTGCGTAATAAATTGGAGAATAGGTAATGGATATAAGTTTTTATGCAGTAATCGGTGTATGTCTTTTATTTATATATTCTTATTTGGAGAATAACAAATGAAAAAAGATGAATTAATAAACAAAAGATTAGCACACGCAAAAATAAATTTTTTTGGTGATTTTAATAATTTTACTCGCTATGTTGCACAGAAAAAAATAGAGGTAGAAAAATTAGAAAAAACAAAAGATTCCATAAAAGAACAAATACAAAATAATTATTCTAACTTAACCAATGAAGGCTTAAGAAGTTTATATGAAAAACTAGGACATAATCCCAAGTCATGTGAAGAGTGTGGCATTTACTTTGTTGATCATTCAAAAGGTAATGTAGCAAGATTTTGTTGTGAATCATGTAGAGGTATTAATTGGAAAAATAAAACAAACTATTACAATGAACATAGAAAAGCAAATAAAACAAACTGAAAAGAAACTAAAAGAAACAAGGATAAAAGCACAGCAACTACAAGATGAGGTGTTTTTGTTAAAAGTAGAACTAAAAAAAAGGGGCTCAAAGCCCCTTAATTCTTAAACTAATTACCATTAAAAAGGCGGTACAGCTTCTTTAGGTGGATTCATATCTGAATCAGCCTCTGGTAAATACAATCTGATTTTAGTCTTCTTAGTATTTACTACACCGTTGTCACCCTCAAACTGATCATCAATTTGCTCAGTTTTAAGTATTAGTTTTTTACCCACAAAGTCACTATGATTCTCTGGATACTTTTTAAAGCCAACAGCTTTTGTAAGCCTGGTAAATATTTCCGTGCTTATTCTTTTGTTGTCTTCGTTGGTAGCCCACAGGTTATACCATTCGTTATGATCACGATATTTGCCACCATCTAATTGAAATGTAACTTTCAAAGTGTGATTGCCTGCTTTAGACTTATATTTGTCTGTAGCAATAATCGTTGCATTGTGTTCACCATCAGGTGCTAAAGGAGTGCCAGATGACATTTCCTCTAGATTTTCAAAAAATTCTACATCACCAAAATCAGACATATTATTCTCCTTTATTGTCGTTAGTTAATGAAAACCCTAATTTTTCAATTAGAGCACTTATATCAGGCTGTTCAAAGTTATCAAGCTTACCGCTACGATCCTTTGCTTTATAGCCCTGTCCATAGACAGTTTGCAACCATCTATTTTGAATATTCTTACCCTCATCATCTTGATCTTCAATAATGCGTAAAGCAAGAACTTCATCAAAGAAATATGTAATTGATTCACCCAATTTAGTACCAACCATTTTAGGTGCGTGTCTAAGCACTCCATCATCATTGACTACATCTTCTTTGCATAAAAATAAAACGTGCATATGTAGATCTCTAAAAGCACGCATTAAATTTGTAACGGATTCCTGGACATTACCATATGCCATACGTGGATCTTTGCTACGAGATTTCTCCCATGTTAATAAGATCTCACTTATTTCAGATACTGAATCTAAACACACAGTATCATATTGTAATTTACCAGACTTCAAAGCATCATGAAGTTCCATAACTTCTGCTGCTTCTTTTACTTCTATAGCCTCAACATTGTCTGCATCTTTAATAGATAACAATCCAGCTTCAGCACTTATAACAAGAACTTTGCCAGGACAAGTTTTAGCTAATGTTGTTTTCCCCGCTCCAGCCATTCCGTACACCAAGATTTTTGCACCTTGATCTTGAACTAACTTTTGCGGAGATACTATTCTATTTGATAATTCCATTTTCAATCTCCTTTAAATTAAAATTAACTTGCATATTATATACTACTTATCTACAATATGTGAATATTTTTTAAATAAAAGTTACGAGGAGAAAAACATGGAAGATATAAACAAAGAAGATTTAATATGGCAGGCCAACTATTATCATAGAATAAAGTCACTATCATCACAAAAATTAAAAGAATTTGAAACGTTAGGAGTTAAACCTAATCATACAGATAGAGTAGTTAAAAGATATACTCTAAGAGAATACATTGAATTTCTTGGACAAAAGAAAGCTGCTGAAGATTTTGGCTGTTCTGAAGCTTCATGTAAATCATGGAGATATGGTTATAGGCAACCTACCATTAATCAAGCCAAACAAATAATAAAAGCTACTGAAGGCAGATTAGATTTTGAATGTATCTTCGGGTCAGTAAATGATATAGCACAAGAAGCTTAGTGTGTTTCAGCTTAACATTACTGAGGAAGATACATCCTTAGAGCAAGCACTTGCATATTATGACGATGGTTATAACGTAGTTCCTTTACAAAGATCTAATAAAAAACCACCACCTTTTCTAGGGAGCTGGGAAAAATATAAAGAAGTAAGGCCTGATAGAGCCCTTGTAGAGTCATGGTTTAAAGATAGGGACAATCTTGTTGTAGCTTTAGTATGCGGTAAATTTATTGTAGTAGATGCTGATTCACCAGAGGCAATGGATTGGGTAGATAAGAATATGCCTGCTTGTCCATTTAAAGTTATAACTGGTAAAGGTATGCATTACTATTATAACAATCCACAAAACTATACTACTTTTGCTACAAGGAGAACTCCTGAAACTCCAATAGAAAGATTAATAGATATAAGAGGTGTTGGTGGCTTAATTATTGCACCATGGAATAGACACGCTAACGGACAGATCTATAAGCCAGTAACATTTGCTGACTGGAAAATACATGATCATAATGATTTACCAGATTTTACAGAGGTTGAATTTCAAAAAATTACAGGCGTTCCAAAAACAGAAACAGGAGTACAAACTGCACCATTTTCATTGGATGGTGTTATGGAGGGATCAAGAAATGATGGAGCTGCAAGGATAGCTGGTTACTTAATATCTAAAAATGTAAATATACAATTTGTAAAAATATTTTTGCAGAACTGGAATAAAAATAATAATCCACCATTACCACAAACAGAGATAGATAGCGTTGTAGAGAGCGTCAAAAACACTCATGATAGAAAGAACAGGATAGCACCATTATTCATTCAAGCTTCAGAAAGCATACAGAAACCAAAAGATTTATTCAACCCACCAGGACTATTAAAAGATATGTTTAAATTTTGTGAAGAGATAGCACAAGTGCCACAACCAGAATTATCTCTCATAGGTGCATTGGCATTAGCTAGTGTTACTTGTGGCCGTATTTATAGGACCAACATGAATAACTTTTCTTCTATGTATTTCATGGGTATAGCTAAATCTGGTCAAGGTAAAGAAAACATTAAAACATTTGTTGAGTCTGTGCTAAACGCTAGTGATCACGAAAAGCTTGTAGTGGGCGATGGTTATACATCAAGTGGTGCTGTGCATTCTGTATTAAAGATGAGGCCTACACAAATAACCATTATGGATGAGTTTGGTAAAAGACTAGAGGCAATCGGTGCATCAACCAATACAAATAGAGAAGATGGTATCCAAACACTTATGGAGGCTTGGGGGCGTTGTCATGGTACTTTGCGACCAGATAACTACTCACTTATGAATGTTCAAGAACAATACAAAGAAATGATGATGAGCCGTGTGACACATAAACCAGCCATAACATTAGTTGGTTTGTCAGTACCAAAGAATTTTTATAAAGCATTAAATGGTGGCAGGATTGCAGACGGGTTTTTAAACCGTTTTGTAGTTGTTGAATCTACAGAGCCAAGAAGAGTGGGTGAACTTAAACGATTTACATCACCACCAACCTCTATAGTCAATTGGGTTAATTATGTTAGAAGGACAAGAGGAAATATGACTGATTTATCTAGGGATAATTCAGAATTAGATTTAGATCAAATAGTATTAAACTTTGATAGAGAATCAGAGGAGATACTACAAGACTTTGCAAGAGAGATAGTTAAACGACAAGATATACTAGAAAAAGATAACCTAGAGCCACTTCTAAGCCGTTCTAAAGAGAAAGCTATGCGTTTGTCTTTGTTATGTACTCTTGCGTCAAATGCAGACGCTACAGCCATTACAGGAGATATTACACGCTGGGCTGTAGATTTTATTAGATATTATGATTTATTGTTTATAGAAGCTTGTAGAGATAAGGTGGCCAGTAGTGCAACAGAGTCAAAAATTAAACAAGTATTATCATTTATTAGATCTAGGAATGGCGAGGGTATATCTAAACGAGAGGTAGATAGACACGAACTATTTAGAAGTATGAAGTCTTATGAAGTAAAAGAGATTATTGAAAGGCTTAAAAATGCAGGGGAGATACAAGAAGTTGAAATTAAAATCGGTGGTAAAGGCAGACCAGCTAAAAGATTTGTTGCGGTTGATCCTACTTTCTTTGAGGATAACTAAACTATTGGCCTACCAGCGACTTGTTCTGCAAAGTCTATACGTTCTTGAGATAGTGGATTTGTTGGTGATTGCATAGGTTGAACATCTGGTAGTTGTAGTTCTG